CCACGAGCATCAATGTTGATCGTGTGACCACCGCCCAACTTGCTGTTAGGAGTGATTCGTCCATTCACAGAAGGAGTGAACGTCTCACGTCCCATCTCGCCCACGTCATATGACATGCCGGCCGTTACATCACCACCAGTGGCGAAGTGACCACCAAACAGACCTGTTGGCATGCCTGGGATCAGGCTGAGTAGAGGAAGGAACCCTCGCACAGCAGATGCCGTTGTACCCACTGCTGAATTGCTTGACGTACTCAGACCACCTGTTATGGCTCCCAGACCAGCACCTACAGCACCCGCTGGGGGAGCTACGGCACCAGCTGTCGTTCCAGTTCCGGTACCCGTCGCAGCAGTCATCTTCTCTGCAATCATCTTCAGGTAATCGTTAGCGGTCTTCTGTAATGCGATGAGCGGGTTTGGACCCTGCTTGTTACCACCTGTCAGCGCAGCCATAATGCCACTGGCTGGGCCTGTGGGCTTCGTGTGGTCTCCACTGCCTATAGCCTTGGTAATAGAGCCAGCAACTGCAGCCTCAGTCTTCTGAAGTGCAATCTTGGCTAACTGCTGCGAGATAGAACGGAAGAATTGAGCAAAACTGTTCTTTTGCCCGTCCAACATTCTCACAAGCACATCATTGATCGAATCGAAAGCCTTAGAGAGCACATCGTGTATCTGCTGAGCAGCCGATTCAGTCTCTCTTGCCATCTGCCGGAAGAAGGTACCAACACCGTCACCAAGATTACCAACAGCCAGATTCACTCTATCAACAGATGACAGATATTCATCCCAGCTTCGTTTGCTGGCAGCAGCAAGCTGCATAGTGTCAACAGCCTGCCCAGCATCACGCGCGGCCTTAGCGACACGTTCCAGCGCCATTGCTTCTTCCTGATAAACTGCAGCAGGATTCATCGCACGGGCGCTCTCCAGAGCAGCCTCTTGCTTCTTGATGTTGAATAGTTCCTTGTTCATCGCAAGCTGCGACTCAAGGGAACCATCTTTGTCCTTATCACCGCGATCAGCGTAGGCATTGCGGAGAGACTGCTCCTCGTTGGTCTGAGCAGCTTGTTCTCTTGCTTCCTTGCCCTGCATGATTGCCGCATTGAGCAATTTCTGAGCATCAATCTGACGCGTGATTCCTAGCAGGTTTGTCTTGTCAGTGGTATCATTCGACTGATCCTTGACAGCCTGCGTGGCATCATCGTTCGTCTTGAGCAATCCAGAATTAGCGGCTGCCCAGTCCTTGCTCTTACCCTGATCCCTCTGCGCGGCTGCAGCTGCCATTTGTGCAGCGCGAACAGCAGCAGCACCCTTGCCAATGGCATCAGTGAGTATCCGCTGTGCAGCAGCCTGTCCCAGAAGGGAATCAGTGGATTTGTCGAGTTCATCTTTGTACTTTGCCTGAGAGTTATCATTGACAATGGTCGTGACACTCGCCTTGATCACAGCCTCGGCCGCTGCACGCTGTGTTGCGTTCAGCTTCTTGAGTTGTGGGTCGAGTTCAGCAATGACCTTCGTGTACTCTTTGGTGATGTCCCCGGCGCGCTCGAAGTCCACACCCTTGCCGGCATCAGCCAGCGCCTGGTGAGCAGCTTTAGCCGCTTCAGCCAGTTCAAGCATCTTCAACTTTAGGTGGTCTGTCTTATCGGAAGCAGCCTTGGGAACAACTGGGGCATCAGGCCTGGTATCAGGAAGCTTTGGAGCATCTGCTTGTGACTTTGATTGTGCAGCCTGACGATCCTTTGCTGCATCAGCCGTGGCCTGAGCCATGGTCTTACCGAGTAGACCATACTTGGCAATCGTGTCCTGTGCGCTCTTGTCATCAATTGTGAGCGGCTTGCCTGTTACCTTGTCCATCGCAAGATGGAGCATCCGGTACTTGTCTGTCAACTGGTTGATTGCAGCTGTCCAGATGTCCGTGGACTGTGCTGCGCCACCAGATAGGCTCTGTGCTTCCTTCAGCGTGCTATGGAAGACCCCAGCGAGTACCGCAAACGAACCAACCAGAATGGCTGTGATCGGGTTTGCTACCAGGGCAGCCTTGATGGAACCGAATGCCGTGCTAAACGCATAGGACGCGGTCGCAGCAACACCTTCACTGGCTGCAAGACTGAGCAGCGCGGTTGTCGTTCCCCACGCTCCAGCGATGATTGGTACAAATACCCTGGCGATTGCTCCAATGCCTGATACTCTTCCAACTGCTGCTACAGCAGCCATGCCCATACCCACGAGGGCACCGTCTGCTGTAGCAGCACTGGCAATCAGAGGAATGAAGAACGAGGCTACCTTGACGGCAACTATACCTTCCAGAATAGCTTTCACTGCCCCAGCGTGCTGCACCAGAAACACAAAAGCATTACCCACACCATAGATTGTCTTCGAGATGCCTTCAGCGATGTTCGCCACTGTCTTCATGCCGTTGGCACTTGTTGCAAACTTGATGATCTTACTGGCTGCATCCTGCAGAGCAGGCGACACACCTGTTAGCAATCTGAGAGCAAAGCCCATTGAGATTGATTCCAGCATCTCCAGAGATTGGTGCAGTTGGAGTGCCTGGGCAGCAGCCTTGTCACCAACGACTACCCCGAAGATAGTAGCTGCTTGAGAAGCTGTGTCAAATCCGGTAGCAACTTGTTTCAGGAGAGGTGCCAACATGGCGCCAGAGCGACCCAGGAGCTTCTGCTCCAGTCCAGTCTTGGCGCTGGAGTCAGCATACTTATCTAGGCCCTTGGCAACAGCAACGAAGAGGTTACCAGAGTCCTTGAGAGGACCTTGGAGCATCTTGACCGTGATACCGAGTGCAGCATAGGCTCCAATTGACTCTTTGGTACCAGCCTGAGCAGCAGTCGACGTTCTAGCCATTCTCATCATGGCCATCGAGAGTGTTTCCATCGGCGTACCGACGAGCTTTGCATTGTATGCAAGCTTGGAGAACATCTCGGAACTGGAGCCTACTTGCTGTGCAGACTTCTGAATCTGGAATGCAAAGTTCTGAGCTTTGTCAATAGCAATCGTAAACGATCCAATAATGGAGGAAGCCATTGCGGCTGCGCTTACGGATACCATGTTGAGAGAACGCTGAATATTCTTAGAACTGTTGAGCGCAATCTGTGATGCTTTGTCCATTCCTTGCGAAAATGACACAGTGTTCGCCGTAAGATCGACAACAATTTGGCCTAGACGGATTGACATTGGACGATCTCCTTAGCGGCTCTTCGCCTATCCCACGCTGCTTGAATGGCTACACTCAGGTTGCGTCTCTGTTCATCCGTTATAGGCTTACGTGGAGCGCGGAGCTTCCAGGCATCCTTCATTCTCTGTTTGGTCTCTTCACTCTTCGTCTTACCTAGTTTTGCAAGACTCATGCGAACCAAAGTCTCAGCAGACATCCTCTTTCCTGTCTGGGTGACCCTCGCACGTTCCTTTTGCTCATCTGATTTCTTATAGGATTCAGGACTAGATATACGCCGAGCCCGTTGGGAGGCAGCCATCTTTGCTTTTGTCTCTGGGGAAGCTAACCGACCTATATTGGATTGTCTAAGGGCTTCCATCTGTACTGGATCATTCTTCTTGCCTTTGCGATTAGAGGGCCTACCAATATGCGCTTCACTCATCCTCTTCCGAACATCGGGCGAGATCCTGCTACCATCGGCGCGCATGTTGTAGCCATTCCTCATCGAGTCATAAATGTCAATGCAGGCTGTCTCAACATGATTAAGCCACGTTCCTGGTATGTAAGCTAATGCTTCAACTTTGAAGACTTCCGCACCATACTTTACAATTGCCTTGGATAATCTCCACTTAGGATTCTTTCCAGCAACTTGACAATGGCCCTGCCAGCGCCTCTTCACGGAGTACAGGGTTTGCCCTATGTAGACCTTCCCATTGACCGTATTTGTCAGTCGGTAGATAAAGCCATACTCGATGCCGCTTTCTGGGTCGAGCATGGCTTCCTCCTAGTCTTCAGTCTTGGGTGCAGCGGGAATGAACTTCACTCTATCCGCAGGCAGCATCTTCATGACTGTTCGGATCTCGTTTGCAAACTTCTGCCTATTGAAGCGCTTCGGCTTCTGCACCTTTTCTTTCTGCTTTGAGGGCATGAAGTCATGGGGCGCGTATGGCTTCTTCGGAGGACTCATTGAGTGATTGGCGAGAACTGAGGTCTGAATCCCCATTAGTAGTTCGGCGCGCTCGTTCTCTTCTTTTTTCCTCTGGGTGAGCGCCCAGAATTGCCTGGGCGTAAGTGAGAAGAACTCATCATCACTTAGGCGCAGATCAAATCTCGCCATCGACCACAGGAGCGACCAATGAGCAGCAGGGCTTAACTCTGGGCCGGCTGCTCCACTGGAGGGTTTTCATCTTTGCCTAGGGCAACCACCTCAGGCTGGCTTCCTGTCCACGCATGGACGAGAGCAACAGTGATAGGCGCCAACGTCTTGAGGTTGATCAAGTTGCCCACCTCTTCGAGTGTGATGTCTGGGTTCTCGGTAAGCAGGGCAGAGAACAGGAGGGCTCTATACTGGGTGACGCTGAGGTCATTGAACTCAATTGCGTTCAGCAATTTAAGACCAGTGAGTTCTTCAACCTTCGCCATCGCATTAAAACTGAATGCCAAGTGATACACCTTGCCATTGAGTTCGAGTGGGACGTTGGGAAGAGTTGGGTCTTTACCGGGAATGCCTGCTACTGACTTGCGAGATGCCATTGGGTGTAATGTCCTTGGGTGTTTCTAATTTTGTGTTTCGGTAAAACAACTGGGCTATTTACCTTCTAAGTAGTTGATAAATAGCCCTTTATTTTCTAAGAGCCTTCCGTGTAGGTAATCAAACCAGAAATTTTTACCTTACCCGCGAACGACGTGGCCTTGTCGAACTGCAAATCAAGTGCGTTCTCAGTAACAAGACCAAGAAACGTAAACAAGTCACCAAGGGTCGTCTGACCAGGTGCAAGCGGAAGCTGAATCTTGAAAGGAAGAATGACGCCTGAATTGAAAGCTGCGCGAAACGCGATCTGCCCAGCATCAGAAGCAACGTAGTTGCCTGATACCGAGATTTCACCGCTATCGAGCAGAGTCACAAGGAACTCACGTGCGCGACCGGCCGAGTCACTGTTGGTGACATCTTCCGTATCATTTTTGGTTCCAGAGAAAGAGAACGTCTTTAGTTCACTAACCCCGGTGTAGGTAGGAGTGACACCGGCCGTGCCGATGGAGAATACTGTTCCTTTTCCTGTAAATGCTTTACTGACGAGATCGGCCATGTGTTTTGTCCTTAAACTTGAATGGCCCACTTGAGGTGGGCTGTTGGTGTTACTGGGTAAAATGTGCGGAGATTACGGCGAGATACTAGCCAAGAGTGTTCGCATCCAAATAGTGAATGAAGTAGTCAGTGATCACTCTGCTCTCACCTGTGACATCATCAAAGCCATCAATCTCGTTATCTCGGATGATGTTGAATACCCTCTTGCCATTCGGCAAAGTTCCACTGAACCCGTCGATTGCTTTGCGGATGTATGCCGCAAGCAATAAAGCGGTCGGGTAGTCTTTCGAGAATGTTTCAAACTGATAGCGCCTGAAATTCAGACCAGACGGACCATCATTCGTGGTATCCGGTGTTGCGGAGATTTTTGAGAAGCAACAAGAGGGATCAGGAGCGGTCTCTGGTACTGAGTTCAGGAAGATTCCTGCTACAGTAGCGAAACCAGATACATCAGGGTCGGCTTTCAGCAACTGCAGTAAGCCTTGTTCAAGAAGGATGAGCGGCGTTAGAGTCATTTGACTGCCTCCAACAGACCCTCTTTGAGAACCTCTGCGAACTTGGCCACAACGTTCTCAGCCTGCGCGTCAAAACTAGGCCGCAAAAATGGCTGCTTCTGAATGTTCCTCTTTGGTACGCCGAACTCAACAAAGCGACCATAGAACCCTGGGTCTTGTGTGGGATCATTACCAGACTTCTTCAATCCAGGTGTCATTGCTGGGCCTACAGAGGCTCTTCCCGACTCCTTGTTAGCATTCAGCACGGTCACAGTAGTGATCGAGTCCCTGAGAGAGCCTGTGTCCACCGGGGCTCTCGCTTTGGCATCTGCCTCGATCAGCATCATTGACTGCTTCATTGCCTTGCGGAGATGAGACTTTGCCAGCTTGGGTCCAAT